CCCGCGCCCGTCGGACGAAGCCCGCTCGGCATTCACGCCGTCGGCTCGCCCGCCGCCCGACTGTTGCCCCGTCGCGGTTCCACGCCACGTCATCGGTGCGGCCCCGTGCAGGACCGTGGAACGCCGAAACGCGATCTGATCGCGCGGTGTCGCCAGCGCGCGCACGGCCAGCCCCACGCCCTTGGAAACGCCCAGCTTCACGGCATGCCGCGCGCTCCGACCAACCGCGTCGTCCAAGCGATCCTCCGTGGGCGAACGCCGCCCGTCTTGGTCGTTCACGAATCCTGCCAGGACATGGACTTCCAATCGAAGACCCGGCCATCAAGCTCGCCCAGTGCCACGATCCACGCCAACCGTTCCCGCTCACCCAACCCGAAAGCAACGTCGAACGGCACCCCGTTCCGGACAAGGAATAGGCTGTCCACCAGATCGGGGTGCCTGCTCAGTTTCCCGGGTCGGTCGCCCCTTCCTGCGTGCCATCGATTGTATCCAGCGCGTCCGCCGCAGCCGAAATACCGGCATCGCCCAATCGCCTGACAAGGGATTCGAGCTGCTCCTCCGTCACCGGCGGCGGCACAGGGACCCCGTCGATCGCGGTCACGGAACACGCCAGCAGCGCCATCCCCAAATACGGCGTATTGAGCGATAGCGTTGCGCCCAGCACCTTGAACAAGCGCAGCCGGTCCAAAGCATCCAGTCGACGTATCGTCAGCTTTCGCCCCGCCGTATCGGCCGCCTGGAACTCGCGCGCCGCCTCCGCCATAAACCGGCTGCTCGGCGTCTCCATCAGATGCGCTGCCGCTGCGTCGCGAAGAATTCCAGCTTCTGCTTTACGCTCGCATCGCCACGCCAACTCCCCGAATTCGTCAGCTTGAACACAACACCGCTATATTGATAGGTGGATGTCGATCCGTCGACCTCCTGCACATATTGGTAAACCGTGCCCGCGGGCAGATAGCCCTGCGTGAAAAACGCCTGCTCGGCCGACGCCATGAAGTCATCGACCGCGCTCGTGCCGCGCTCCACTTCAAAACTTCCTTCCCAACCTTTCGGCAATTCGGCACCCATCGGCACCCCGTCCAGCCGGTCCAGCCGGATCGATTGTGTCAGCTGGCGGCTCTCAAAGCCCGTCACGTAGGTCAGGTCCACCCGTCCGAGAGGTCCCATGACCACAAGCTGGCAGTCACGCCCGATGGAAAACGCGTTGATCGGCATGCTATGCCCTTTCGGATGTCATGGATTGAAGGTCACGTTCCCGGCGGATGGCCGCCGCCCATCAACTCGGCAGGATCTGCTGCTGCACGACCACCGTTTGCCCGCCCTCCACATTGACGATGAACTTCTCGTTAATGCCCTGATACTGGACCTGCGCATCGCTCTGCACGTAGCCGATGCTCGTCTGGCTGGGCGGATTATTGCTGCCATCGCATATCACCGAGAATGGCAACTGCCCCGCCGCACTCACCCCGAGTATGCCCTGGTTCAGCAAATTCTGCAGAAAGCTCAGCTGCGTGGCCCTGATTTGCTGAAAAAGCTGCGTATTGATCACCTGACCCACGAACGGTCCCATGCCGGCCGCCAGCGTGGCCGCGATGAAATTGGTCATCCGGCTATAATTGTCGCCGTACACCGCCGGATTGCTGCTCGTGTTATGTCCGCACCGCACGCCCCAATACGCGCCACCCGGTTGCGGGTTGGCGATCACATCGATGCCCGACTGGAACAGCGTCTGCAGCTCCGTCTCGCTATAGGTCGTGTTCTGCCCACTGCCTGGCAGCCCGGATTTCTGGCTGCCGATCACGCTATACAGCGGCTTGTTCAGGCTCGATTGTTCGGGCGACAAATTGGCAAGACGCCCGGCCACAAAACCCTGTGGGGAGACGATGCGGATTTGCCCATTCGTCTGATCGTTCCAGTAAATCCAGTCCCCGAACATCAGCTTGGCCGATGTCGTCGAATTTAGGCCAGATGCCAGAATGACGCTGACCGCATCCGCGATCGTATCGCCCGCTGGCCCCGTCAGGATCATGTAGACGCCTTCACTGGCGCCAAACGCCGCTTGAGTCGACCACTCCGTCGGATCGTCGGTATCCGCCAGCAGGCCAAGGCTGCATCCCTGTCCACGCAAGGCGTACATGCCGTGCCTGGGAAGGACATCCTGCCCAACCAAGGTCGCGGCGGTGATCGTGGCGGCGCCATCGGTCCCACCCAGCAGCGGCTGCGGCGTCGCGGTGGCCGTGGGCGCCGTCGACGACGCCGTTCCCGGTGCCGCCACCACCAACTGGGAATTGCCTCGCAGCGGACCCGTGCCATTATTGACCGCACTCACCAGGGATTGCCAGAAGGCGGATGGAGTCGTGTAGGGAATATTGTCGAAAACTTCCGGCAGCACGCCCGGCAGCGAAATCACGAGCTTCCAACCCGTCCGTGAACCGGACGTCAGCGATACCGTGATCGTATTCCCCAACGAGCCCGTATAGCGTGCCGTCAGCAACGCCGCATACGTCCCATTGGAAAAGCCGAACTCATAGCTCGCGGCGGTATCGGTGCCGTCCGTTACCCGCACACAGCGGAACCCGCTCGCACCCTGCTGCACTGCGGTCGCGACGTGCGTCCCCATGTCGTATTTCCGGGCCACAACCGGTCCGAAAGCGGCCGCGTAATCGGCCATCGACCCAGCCACCACCGGCTGGTTCACCGGCCCCCAGCTCGCGGTACCCACCACGCCCACAAGGTTCGTCGGAACCCCGTTCAGCACCAAATTCTGCGGCGCCACAATCTGCACGTACAGATCCGGCACGATCAATGCGGCGGTATTGATGCTGCCCTGCTGGTATATGGTCATGCTTTACCCTCTTGCTGAACGCGTCAGTCACGCGCTGGTACCGCCACTTCTTCCATCAGGTATACGTAGGCACCGTGTTGTAATCGGAATCCCCGAACAGCATCGTCGGCGCCTGGATCATCACGGTCGTCGGATACTCCACCCCGTAGACGAGCTCGCGCCGGTACACCGATGCAACCTGGTCATCATCGAAACTCGCGGTCTTCTGGTATCGCAGCCGCCCCGCACTTCCATCCGCCAGGCTCAGGAAAGCGATCTGCGCCAACGCCGCGCCGATGGCCGCGCACACCGCATCCCGCGCCGCCGGCGATGGCGCTCGAACGGACAAACGGAACGATTGCTCCTGGCGCGACCATTCTTGCAGCAGCGAAGCCACGCCTGCGGTTCGCGCAACCAGCGTAAACGAGCCGGGAATGGTGATGCTCGATTGATCCAGCCAACAGGTTTGGTTCACCCGGACCAGATCGGCCAACGCCGCCGCCACCAGATCGGCGCTATCGCCTTCCTGTGCCGTGTAGATGAAGGGCATGCCGTTGACGAGCAAACCCGCCAGCTCCCCACCCACCGCAACACCGGTAAAACTCGCCGTCTGGCCGGAAGCGCTCGCGCCAATTCCGTTCGCCACGGCAATCAGATTGGTCTGCACGCCCCACCGTGTCGTATCGCGCGTCGCATCGGGAACAGGCAGAACCGTCACATCGACAATGCCCGCCGCGCGGTCGGATGCCAGGCCCGCCACCGGCGGACTGCCGCGATAAACCCGCACGGCGCTCCCGCCCAGCAATGGGCAAGCCGCCGGCCCCGCCACGGCAGCGGCAAGGATCGCCGCGACCAACGCGTTCTCCACGTCCGACAGATCAGCCAATGGAAACCCCACCCATCGCAAGCCAAAGCGGCAGATCGTCGAATTAGCCGGTCACCTGCTTGACATTCATGCGCCACCCCAGATCGCTCTGCTCAGCCGACGCCACCAGGAAACTGCGCCCGACATCATCCGTCACCACATCGCCCACGAAAATCTCGACGGGCAAAGCGGGCAATAGCAACGTCCAATTCCCAAACCGTGATTCCGGCAGCGTTCCCGAAACCCGTGCCCCCTGCGCCAGCAAGCTCGCCGGCCAATTCTCGATCACGGCAGTCGCATCCTCGGCCACCATGCCGCCATAACCGCCGGAGGCCGGCGCCGGCGGCCGCAGCACATTCACCACCCGGTTTGTCTTGACGCATTGCGCAGGCAGTAAAGGCCGTTGCGCGGACACAAAAAATACCTGCGCATTGCCCAGCACGTCAGTCCCTGAAAGATAATCACCAGGCCGCGTATACAAAGAGTCGAACACCCCCCACCAGCCGGCATCCCCGTACCCCGCGACCTTGCGAAAGCTTTCGTCCTCCGCATTGAACGCCGCGTACAGCTTGATCACCTGGTTGCGGCTAGCCAGCGGCAGGGCAGGGGCCCCCGGACGGTAGACCGTAAACAGACTGCCCAGGCGCCGTGCAGCCACGCCCCAGCCCTTGCTGATCAGGTTCTGCAGCGTCGGGCCGTCCATTACACGACCAAGCTCACGCCGCCCTGGCCAAGCCCTTCGCCAGGGGGCACGCCCAAAAACGCGCAAAGCCGCCGGCGCCAGCCGTCGAACAGGCCAAGCCGGTCCGCCACCTCATTGCGGTTATGGCTCCAGGACGCGGCCGCGTCGCTGTCCAGATTATCGCTCGATCCCAGCACAGCCAATTCAAGCTGCGATAGCGTAGCCAAATAGGTGACCACCACGGCGATCTCGTTCACGGACAGATTGTTCATCCGGTATTCCAGCGTGCCGTAGGCGGTAAAGAACCGCCACCCCACATTGCCCGCCGGCGTCGCACCATAGGCCGGATACCCGCAGAACCGGCGGATATCGGTCTTCTGTTGATCGGTCAGCATCAAATCTCCCGCGGCCGAACCAAGGACAGGCGCCGGCTGCCGAGATCACCCGATATGTTCGATCATCACCGCCCGCTTGAAGCTGGCATTCGTCGCCGTCGGCACCGTCAGCGGCGTCGTGGTCACATCGGACGGCGCACAGAACCCGCCCATCCAATACCAGGATTGCGCAATGATCTGCTGCAGCCGGTCGATCGGCTCGCGCGTGACCATGCACACATTATCCACGATCGAGACAATCGAATCCGCCGGCGCCACATCCGCCGCCGCCATGCCCGCATAATCACCCTCGATCAGCGCACCCTTGCCGACGACGATCGGCCGGCGAATGAACGCGCCCGGCACCGCCGGCGCCGTCTGCACATAGGATTCGTTGGTCAGCACGAAGCGCAGACCCAAGAAATCGTTCACCACGCCCTGCCCAGGCTTGAACACCTCATTCGCGGAGGTCATGCCTATGAACAGCCGCTGAAAATCCTGATCCGCGAAAAGCTGCCTGGCACTGATCGGGTCCAGATAGCAATTGTACGAACCATCGATATCCGGCACCGCATTCAGCCGCAAATTGGCCACCGCATCCAGCACGTTGCTCATGGTCAGCGTATCGGTCGCCACGATTTGCCCCGTGTTCGTGCGCGCGTTCGGCCGCAGGATCAGTGAGGCCGTCGCCGCCTGCACCGTGTTGCCCGCCGTGCCGTCACTCACCGTGGCGCTGGTCGAAAATGTCAGCACACCCGATATGCCGCTCGGCGTGGTCGATACATTCACCGCATCGGCGGTCACGCCGATCACCGTGTAGGCATCGGCGCCAACCGTCACCATCAGCGGATTCGTCGTCGACACCGCCTGCTGCACGCCATTGACAAACGCGGTCTGGAATCCGCGGATATCATCCACGCTCACCGCCGGCCCCGCCGAGGTCAATGTCACCCGGACCCGTGTATTGCCGCCGAAATACGGTCCGAACAGCGCATTGCGCGCCAGATCGTCCAGGCTGCGCGCCGCCTGCTCGCCATTCACATAGGCGTTCTGCAGAAACTGGCTCGCGATGCCCACCCGGCTCGTCACCATGTTCAAATCGATCGTCGACGCATAATGGTTGACCGACAGCGTATACTGCTCAACGCCCCAGGTTCCGGGCGTCAATCCATTATCCAAATTCGTGTTGGTATTGGCGGCCAGCGGCGTCGTAATGGCGGGGCGCAAGCCCGCCCGCGTCTTGGTCAGCGTCTCACCGATGCCGACCGCGACCTCTTCCCGGTCCGCGCAGGCCCGATACCCCAGCCGTGACCGGATCGCCTGCTGGAACTCCCGCTCCAGGAAGCCTTGCTGAATGATCGGCTGCAAAGCGAGGGGAAAGTTGGAAATCGTCATGAAATCTCCTGCATCGTTTTGCCGGCATGGCAAAGGCCAAGGCCGTTTCGGGTCAATGGATCAAGCAGACGGCGTGCTCCGCCGCGTTCAACTACGGCGCAGCAACTCGGCCCGCGCGGTGCGCCATTCGCTCAGCGACATTTCGGTGGCCAGCTTCGTGCGGCTCGGCGCCGCCGCCGGAACGCCCGCGACGCTGCTGGAACTCGCGGCGCCGAACAGCCATGGCTTGTCGCGCCGCATGCGGGTCATCAAGGATTGCACCCCGTGCACCACCCCGTCCGCGTCAATGGTCACTTCCGTGGGATCGACCAGTTTCAGCCCATCCAGATCGACCATGCCGCGGCGCTGCGCCTCCGCCCGCAACTCGGCGTCGACAGCACGCCGGTCGCTTGCCTCGCGCGCTTCACGCAGACTATTCTCCAGCGCTAAGTTGCGTGATCGAAGTGCCAGCAGCTCGGCCACCGGATCCGCTCCATCCTCAACCCCGTCATCTCCGGCCATGCCAATCCTCTCAGCTTGAAATGCGGCCAAGTTCCTCGCCGGCGTCAGCGATATCGTAATCCGGTGCAAGGATCCGCAGCGCGGTTTCCCGCGACAGCATGCCCGCCTCGACCAGCGATACGATCGTCGCCGCATCGCGCTGCCGGTCCGCCGAATCCGGCGGATACCAATCCGGCCAGCGCAGGCTCAGCTTCGCGTTGGCATCAAGCGCCGGCAGAACCGCGCCATCCACCTCCAGCGCGAAGCTCTTATTGGCCCGCAGCATCATCCGGATCAGCGGAAGCATGCCGTTATCGCCGTAGCTGACGCGCAAATTGTCAGCCAGCCACAGCAACCCCTGGTTCATCAGCTCCAGCGCCCGCCCGCTCGCGGGTACCGTCAGACGGCTGGCATCCGCGCGGTTGCCATGCACGCTCTCCAGCGCCAACTCCCGCAGCACGCGCACATAATCGATCACCGCCTGGCTCGCCGTGCCATTGATTTCCAGCAAGCGGGCATCGCCCTTTTCGCTGACGACCAGCGCATTCGCCGCACCCCGCACGAGCGTTCCGTCGATTCCAGCAGGCTCCCGGATCAGCAAGGTCGGATCGCTGCTGTATTTCAGCCCCCGCCCCGCCTGGCTCAATTGGTAATCGATCTCGATGCACGTATCGATAGCGGACCGGAACGTCGCCGCGCCATCGATGCTGTCGCCACCAGGCAGATTGCGGATCCACACCATCGGCACAAAGCCAAGCCCATGGCGCACCGATCGCTTTTCGTCCAAGACAGCGACCCAGCTCTGGCTCGCCTTCACAGGCTCGAACCAGCTCTCCTGGTCCGCATCCCATTGCCGTTGAAACCACCAGGAGGATTCCAAATCCTCCACCTCATATCCCTGCGCCAACAGCGCGGCGCCCGATACCTTCACCCGCTCCGTCACCCGCAACAGCGTATCGGGCGCCGCCGGATCCCATTCCGGCGTCAAATACGCCGTCTCCAGCACATTCAGAAAAACCCGGCCGCGCAGAACCCGCATCAGGATCGCGACGGAGCCCACGCTGCCGCGCAGCGCCGCTTCCACCATGACCGCATTCAACCGCGTATCGCGCACCAGGCTCGCGACCGCCGCCCGCACGCCGGCATCGGCCGAATCTACCGCTGGGAAATGCCCCTCGCTGAACAGCAGCGCGACGCTGTCCTCCACCACCACGCGCGGCATGCCGTAGCGCACGCTCGGCCGTCTTTGGCGCAACGGGATGTACTCGCCGCTCGCAGTCCGTTCCTGGTGAAAGGCGAATGGCAGATAATCGTACAATCCGCCATCCAGCACCAGCTTCAACAAGGTCAGCCTTCGCGCGCGATCGGGCAAATCGTGGTCCCAGGGAACCATGTCGCAAATCGTGGCGTACACTCCGCCCTCCTGCTAACGCTGTAAGAAGGGAATGGACGTGAACCGCGCCGGCGCGCTATCCGGCACCAAAATGGAAAACGCGCGCGCCAGCGCGTCCACCTGATCATCCTTGCGTCCTTGCGGAAATGCCGCCAACTCCTCGACAAACGCGCGATTCCACGGCCCGCGCCGCAGCCGCACATGGCCGTGCGTGATCTGGCTCGCCACCGTCGCCGCCCGCACCGCCTTGGAACCCTTTTCTCCAGCCGTCAGCACGCGAAATCCCGAAAGCGCGCTGGTCAGCATGAATATCTGGTGCGCGCCGGCCTGGCCGGGATCGCGCGACAATCCTACGCTGACCTCAGCCCCGTCCTGCCTCGCGACGCCGACCACTAAATCGATCAACGCATTCGGTCCCACACGCACGCGGCGCACGTCGTCCACCACAAATTCGCCATTCGCGTCGCGAACCAGCAGCACGCCCACCGTCCAGTCAGGATCGCGGGATGCGTCCGTGCCGGACGCGAAATCCCATCCGCGTGCCGCCATTCCCTCGGGCGTATGGTCCACATATTCGATCTTCGAAACGTTGAAGACGCTGCCACAAGGCGGCAGCGGCGATTGCTGGAACATGGCGGAAAATCCCGCTTCCCCCATAGCCTCCTGGGTGCTCACCAGCGCGTCCCGCCCCTGCCACCCGGGCCACAACGCATCACCCACCACGCGTCCCAGCGGATCGTCCTCCTCCGCCAAGGCAGGCAGGCGCAACACCTCCCACCCGCCCTGCTCGATCAGCCGCCCCGCCAGATCATCCCGATGCCACCGCGTCATCGCCAAGGCGATGCGCCCCTCCGGCTTCAGCCGGGTCAGCAATTCGGTACGGTACCAATTCCAAAGATGATCGCGACAGGCCAGGCTTTCCGCTTCTTCGAAGGACGCCACAGGGTCATCGATCAGCGCCAGGTCGGCACGCCGTCCCGTCACCGCCCCTTGCACGCCAATGGCGAAATATTCCCCGCCTGCTTCAGTCTCGAACCGCCCGGCCGCGCGCGAATCCTGCCGCAGGAACAGATCCAGCCGCGGCCCGTGCGATGCGATCA